CTTTTTTCCGCGCGTGGCGGCGCTCTATATGAATGGGACCCCGGCTCCGGTACCAACCCTGCGTTTCCTACTCCCGGCCAGCTTGTGTCGGGTACTGACGTACCAGCATTTACAAACCAAATTATGGTGGCGGATGCTTCACGTATTGTTATTGCGCTAGGGTGTAGTGACTACGGGTCTTACCCTCAACCACAAGACCCGATGCTTATCCGTTGGACTGCACAGGAAAGTTACACCAACTGGACTCCTAGCATTTCTAACCAAGCCGGTAGTTATCGTCTTTCACACGGCTCTTATATTGTTGCTGGTGTGCAGACTCGCCAAGAGATTTTGGTTTGGACGGATGCGGCGTTGTACTCGATGCAATACCTCGGGTCACCGTTTATTTGGGGTTTTAATATCCTCGCGGATAACATTTCAATTATTTCCCCAAATGCTATGGCATCAGCCAGTGGCGTGACTTACTGGATGGGGACAGATAAATTTTATGTTTACTCCGGACGTGTAGAAACTTTGCCTTGCGCTCTTCGTACATACGTATTTGGCGACATTAACCGAGACCAAGCGTTCCAAATAGTGTCTGGCACAAATGAAGGTTTTAGCGAAGTTTGGTGGTTTTACTGCTCTGCCAATTCAACTGTTGTTGACCGCTATGTGATCTTTAACTACCTAGACCGCGTGTGGTACTACGGCAGTATGAGCAGAACTGCTTGGTTGGATAGCCCATTACGGGAGTACCCTCAAGCGGCCGGGAGTAGTAAACGCAGGGGTGGTACCGGAGCCGGGGTCCCATTCATATAGAGCGCCGCCACGCGGTGAAAAAAGCAATATCTCACCAAAGTTACTTTGATCCCACAACCGAAGTTGCACGTCAAGCCCAGAGGTATAGGCAGTGCCCCAACCATGTGCCCACGGGTCTGTACTCACACCGATAGCCGCGCCATTCCAAGGGCCAGCGCCCCAACCAGAAGCTACAGTGTAAATATCAGAGCCAGTTGAAATTTGGTACTCACCCACAACAGCCGCACCGCCATCGCCACTATCTGACGAATTAGCTACAACAATAGGCCCCGGCGCTTCAACAGTAGTGCCCGCTGTACGGGCTTGGAAGGTGTAAGAGTTAGCCCCAGCGTACGTAACTTGGTACTGTTGGTTTAAAACTCCGGCGGTGATGCCTGTAGCCAACGCAAGAGTTTGGGTTCCGGTACCCGTGCTAGTAATATTAATTGCCGAACTACTGGGGTATGATGACGCCAATTTACATGTAGCCCCTGAAGCGTTTATCACATAATAAGTCAAACCAGTAGATAAGCCGCCCGGCGTAGCGTTAGTAGTAAATACTTGAACAGCCGTACCGTTAGGAAGTGCTGTTGTAAGTGTCAATACATCTGTAACGGCTGCCGTATATACCTGTGTACTTAATGCAACAGCACCGCTAAACGTAACGAAGTCGCCACTCTGCCCACTCCAACCATTATCAGTAACAGTGATTGTAGAAGAGCCGGTAGTTGCCGCAAAAGTCACATCCCCTGCTGCGGTGGTGGAACGTACGGGCGTGATGTCAAAATACTGACCGCCCCAAGCAATATAAAACTTCAGGTTGGTGCCAACGCCAAGAAGGACAAAATTGTTTAGGGTCGCCCAATTCCAAAGTGAACGACATACGCCAACGAACGTATTGTAGGAGCCGTCAATGACAGTCCAGCCACCAATCTTTTCAGGGTAGCCAGAACGAAAACGAACATTATCGGACTCAAACCAACCACCCTCGTTGGCAAGTGTCGTACCTTCCCGGTTAACGCCGGGGCGGAACTGAAGTTTCTGTAGAGGCACGGTCTACTCCTTATGCCCAGTTACCAATTTCAATATTTGAGCCTGATGAGCCGATAGGATAAATCGAGAAATTAGAACCTATTTGTGTAGTGTAGCCATCAGTACCGGGGTCGGCAGTCAACTTGTATTGCGGAATAAAGGTGCCCCCGTTATCAACGGATACGACCCCCCGTAGTGTGAACGACGCCCATACTGTTGATTCTGAAATTGACGACGTAACATTTGTTGCCGCATCGGTTTGTATATACAGCCCGAGCATACCGTCAAGAGTAGTAGCAGAAGTTCCGGTAGTTGTTTGATGCACGGTGTAGGCAATATTATTAAGCGTAGCTGTACCGCCAAAAGCCAACTGAATCGCGTGAGACGTTGTGCCTACATTATGGAACATCAAATAGGTGGCTTCAAATTGGTAAACAGTGTTACCAACAAGGGTGACTCCCACTCCCAGAACGTCTTGTTGAGTAGTGCTGCTGGACCCTACATAGTCTGACTGCAAAACATATTTTTGGACCGCTGGGTACAAACCTCTACCCAAACCATTTACTACGCCAGACGCGTACCCTAAAGAACTTAAACGAAATTTTTCCGAAGCCGTAGTATCACTACCACTATCGTCATATGTGCCAAATAATAGTGCGGTGTCTGGTGTGCCAGATTCATTAATAGTTTGAACGAAAGCCTTTACACTTGCGCCGGGCGTAGAAGCGTCTGAGCCGTAAAACTCTAACGTACCAATAGGCTGGTTTACAGCCGCGCTAGTATCAGTGTCCGTAATACGAATGCGGTTGGTTTGCGCGGATTCCGCATAGATTGTAGTTGATGATACTGTCTGAGAAATACTAACGGTATAAGTGCCCGCACCGCCTGTACCCGACCCCAACGCGGTAATGTAAGTGTTTGGTTCAACACCAGAACCATAGATAACTGTGTTTACAGCAAACCCAGACACAATTGTGCCGCCGACCGTTAACGTAGTACCTGATATAGAGGACGCGGTACCTGAAGCAATTGGTGCCATATCCCCCGAAATTTCAAACGCGGTGTCTGGGGAGGTAGTGCCAAAACCTACCCTGCCTTCGCTGTCAATAGTCACTCTATTGGCAAGGGCGTCCGAACCATTAGGGGTAGTAGCAAAAATAATCCGCCCCGGCATGTCATCTACGCCCGGATTGCCGCCAACTTCCATAGTAATACGTGTAGCAGGGAGATACTTATCGCCGTCGTAACCATTAGCAACAATATTAAGAATATCATCCCCACTAACAACTATAGTTGGGTCTTGTGATGTACCGCTATAACGGTAGGCATACATATCAAATGAACCAGAGGTGCCCGCACTAAGTGCTAGATCAATCCCTGAAGTAATTGTATTTACACCCATACCGACGTTACCTGCGTTATTGACCACAAACGCCGTTACGTCTGGGTTCGTACCGTCGTCAACGCGCAAAGCATCGCCACTACCTGTCTGGGTTATACGCAAAGAAGGGAGAGTACTCGACCCGTCAATTATGACGCCGGGCTGAATAATGCTGTTGATAGTTACTGCATCGTCGGTAATTACTGCACTACCTGTGATGGTTGTAGCTACCGAAGCCGCAGTAACCGTAAAGTTTGCGGCTGTTGCCCCAGTGATCGTGTATATACCAGACGGGAACGTGCCCGAGGTAGTAGCAATATAAATAACGTCGCTGACAGCGTAAGTGTTAGTTACAGTAAACGTTGCCGTTGTACCAGCGGGTTGGCTATAGGTTGCGCTAAGACGTGCGGTACCAATAGTAACGTCCCCGCCCACTGTTAAAGCACCGGTTATTTGCAGATCACCATTAATGTAGTCAAACTGCGGAGAGACGTTAGTACCATCTGAACGAACAATAACGGTTTTACCTGCTGCGATGTCTACGGTATCCCCGCCAGCCGAGGTCGAACTATTGACTGCTGTGGCGTTGCGCAGCGTCATTTTGTAGGCAGTACTGTTCTTGATTACATACAGTTTCGGTACCGGCGGAATATACGCAGTAAAAGCACCCGTGATAGTCCCGTTCACAGACACATCCACCGCAGCGCATCGAGCCGTATCTGACACACCGTTAGTAGCAACAAACCAAGGAGTGGAAGAAGATAGTGTCGGCGTTGCAGTCTTTGCAATCGCTTCTTCGATTAGCGTACCAAGGTTATTGTTAGTTGTGGTGCCCCAGTAACCGGACTGTTCACCGTTGGCAATAAGCTCGATTCTAAGATCGGGGGAGTACGTACTTGACATAGCTGTTCCTTAATTAAGCCAGCATGGTTTCTGCGTGGGTTTTGGCTTCTGCCACCCGGCGCAGCCACCCTTTACCAAAAGTCGTAAATGTAGGCAGACTGCGGTAAAACGCTTCCTTTTCTGCACTGAATTTTGCCACTAATTCGCTCTGATTGGCATCTTTTAATGACTGCATGGTTTTAGGGCCAATAGCGCCGTCCGGGGTTGTCCCGATGGCTTTCTGCATAGTCTTGATCGCACGACCGGGGCCAGCGTTGATGGCGAAGTCAAACATCAGGTAGTCCAGACCGTCAGGCATCTCATCGCCCTTGACCGCATCCCAGTACTTCTTCTTGTACATGGGGCCAACCATCTCAGGCGTCAGAGCGCGCATTGCCTTTTCGTCAACAGCGTGGCCTACCCACTCTTCCCAGACTTTCTTGGTCACGCCAAGGTTCGTCATGCCGCCGGGATCAAGCTTGTGGTTTACGAAACCCCCCTCATGCTTCAGGATGGCTTTAAGGGCTTCGTCGAAGTTCTCTTTCATTTTTTGGCTTTCATATCAATGATCTTCTCAAGGGTGCGACCACCAAAGTAGAACGACATCACAAGCATCCCCCACTGCCCCAGCAGTTCAACGAAGGAGTCGGCAATATCAACTAAGGCTGCGTCAAGAATTGCCAGCACCAGATACGCCACCAGAATGTAGATCAGTGTCAGCGGGCGAATATTCTTCGACAGCCAGCTATCGCTTGCCATGTCCGCCTTCAGGCGCTCCGTCAGATTGTTCTGCTCGGTCTTGTACAAGTCCGTGTCATTCGCCATCTTGGCAAGCTCACCATCCTGCGCCATCTTCGCAAGTTCCAGTTGCGCCTTGGCTTTAGCTTCCGGGTCTGGGATCAGCTTATCGATTAGTTTGCCGCCGATACCCAGCAGCGCGTCCAGTCCTAGCATGTCAACCTCCTTGTTGGAACATCCATCGCATAAAGTAACCAAAGCCAGCAATCAATGTAAATATCACAATCATTGCCAGAACGGCTTGTATTGTTTCAAGCTGCTTGGCTTTGGCCCGCTTTCTCTTCATGGCTTCGGCCTTCTCGTGCAACCGCTTCTCGGTCTCTGCACGGCGCTTGGCTTCTGCCTTGGCTTCTCTGTCTGAACGGAGCTTGTGCATCCGTACCCAGAACTCTTCCCACATCCCGGCTTCTTGGAAGTGGTAGATAAAGATGTGCTTGATGTCGTCGTAGTACTGCTTAATCTGGCGGTCAATCGCCATCAACTCCATCACGTACTCGGCATCCGACATGTGGTCAGCTACCGTCTCACCCCGTTCTATCGCCTCTTCCTGCGCTACCTTTGCTTCTTCTAACTGTGCTCTGTGTTCCTCGTATTTACCTGCCGCCGAGAAAAATTGTTTCACCGGCGAAAGCGATTGCGCTAAGTTCTTCCCTGACTCGACGCACTCGTTAATGCTGTCGAATGCTTCCTTGGCTTCATCGGCTGCGGCTTTGATCCCGTTAACTACAAGCTTCACGCCTTGTATAGCCAGACCGATTGTCACAGGGTCAATCATTTTTATCTTTCTATGTCATGCTCAACGCTACTTTGATTTCTTCAGGCGTTGCTGCTGCGTCAATCTGTGCCTGTACCACGGCGTACTTGTCACGAATAACCTGACGGGCGGCTTCTGCTTCAGCTTCTGCGGTGCCGGGGATACGCTTCATAATGATTTCATCTAAAGGCGCAAATTCTTTAGCACGTTTTTCACGACGTATCTCGTGGCCTATAACTTTTGCCTTGTCAATATTTACAGTAATCATGCGGGTTCCTTTGGAGCAAACTCATCACTTTCAGCGCCCACACCGTCGGGTATATCAATCTGTGCTTCCCACGCGTCACGGAAAGTGTAATCTGTAGGAATGTCTTCAGCATTGATAATTTTGTATGCTACACCAGCAGGTACGTCTTTATCTGCAATTTCTTTAATCGTGCGTTCCATAAGGCACTCGGGGGCGGGTATAACAATCGCCACGCCACCACCTTCTGTTTGATAAATAACTCTTTGGTCCACAGCTATCTCCTAACGGAAAACCGCAAAATAAACATATGTAGGGCTAGTATCACTAGCATTGTATTTGGTGTGTATTCTAATTTGCGTTGTTGTTGGCGTAAAATCACTTACAACGTCTAGCCCAGCAACATACGCAGAGGCTGCGGATACACTCGAAGTGCCTACAAGAGCATAGTTTGCATTAGGCATCGTGACCGAAAAGGCGACTGTAGTAATGCCGGTAGAAACATTAGTAATACTTGACACGCCACCGCTGGCCCTGAGTGTCGTAGTTGAACCATTAAAGTTTGCCCACGCACGGCAGCCGTATGCTGTAGCGACAGAGCCGTATCCAGAGTTGAATTGAAGATTCCCCGCCGAGGTGAGAATCATCTGGGTTGTTGCGTTCGTATTGAACCTTAGATCGTCTGAACTTCCTTCACGATATATAGATGACTCTGTTGTTGCTCCGTCTTCCCGCCTAAAAAATACTGCGGCCTCTCCAGTTTCAGCCGCTTGTAGAATAAGACCAGCGTCATCGTCAGCACCTGCGGCGGATGAATTTGCTAATGCCCTAATATAAGTATCGCCAGTATTCTGGACATCAAGTTCAAAAGCTGGGGACGCGGTGCCTATTCCGACAGCACCTGTAGAAGTAATCCGCATCCGTTCGGTTGTGTTAGTAGCAATACCAACGGTGTTAGCTGCCGGTAAATACACCCCATTTGTCGGTACTGTTGCACTTGACGGGATAAACGCAGTTGCTGTCGCGCTGCCCGTAGTCACAAGATTAGTGCCGTTAAAAGTGAGCGCCGATCCTGTAGTTAGCGCGGATGTAGAAGAAGCATAGACGACGCCATTGGCAGTAAACGATGTTAGGTTTGTTCCGCCGTTAGCGGTGGGTAAAGTACCTGATACGTGTGTCGTAAGACCAATTTTGCCGTAGCTGGGTGCCACACCTACACCACCGGAGATCAACGCGTTGCCTGTAACTACGTCAGCCAGTTTGGATAAAGCCGTAGTTGTACTGGCATAAAGCAAATCGCCAACGGCATAGGACGATTGGTCTGTTCCACCATTCGTTGCATCCAATACCCCCGACACATGCGTAGCTAGACCGATCTTCCCCCAAACTGGGGCCGCAGCAACACCCCCTGAAATTAAAGCATTGCCTACTGCAACATCCGCCAACTTAGACAGTGCAGTGGAGGTGCTTGCGTAGAGAATGTCGCCTACTGTGTAGGAAGTCTGGCCTGTGCCACCAAGAGGTGCGGATACCGCAGTAAAACCTGTTGCGAGAGAACCTGCGGCTAATGCGCCCGTACCAGTAAGCCCTGTATAGGTGCCTGAAATTCTGCCTGTCGGCAAAACGCCCGATGTAATATTGGCGGCATTCGTTGTGTCTGTAGTTGCTGACGCAGCCAGTCCTGAGACCGCAGCGGACGAAATGGCGATTGCTGTGTCTACTGCGTTGGTTATCTGACCTTGTGCGTTTACCGTAAAGGTTCCGACAGACGAAGCCGTGCCATACGTTGCTGCTGTTACTGCGGTGTTGGCAATATTAAATGTATACGCTGGAGATTCACTTAACCCTGTTCCTGCCGTGTAAGTAATTGGCGCGGCAAATTGTTGGAAGACAAGCGCGGTCGTACCAACTACTATAGGGGGCGCAGTCTGTTGCACCCAAGCGGTATTGAGATTAACAACGCCGCCGGTCACTAAGAAGAAATCGCCCTCGTCAATCTGGTTAACTCCGGTGCCAGCAGTGTCAAAGTAAGTTGCGCGGGTCAAAATAAAAGGCGCACCGGGCGATGAATTACCTGCTTGAGTTAACGTGTAAACACCATTCTGAGCGCCATTTGCTTGGTCTTTAATCAGAACCCGCGTTCCGTTATCCGCTGGTGAAGTAAACGTATAACTGTCAATTGTTAAAGCACCGTTAGAATTTCCAGTCAGCGTTGCGCCAACGCCAGATGTGCCGTTGTTATAGGTGCAGGCGGGCAGTGCTGCGGTAGTTGCATAGGCCACGGCTTCATGGAAATGAATACCAGATGCAATTGCGTCGGCGTATTGCTTATTAACAATGTCGGTGTTGTTAGTTGGGGTGGTGGTAATTGTCCCTGTGGTCAGCGCGATTGAATTCGCTGTGAGTGCGTCAAAGGCTTGCTGGACGGTGTAAGTATTTGCCGTGTCCCGATATACAGAACGCTCTGACGGATACGTACAGAATACGTTTTTGGTGCCAGACGCAAAAGATACGAGAGAGCCACCGTTACTAGAGGACAGCACCGTATCGCGGGAGAGCGTTGTACCTGACGAGGTATACGTACCGATACCGACTTCCCAGTCATATGCTGCTGGGTCAAAGATCGTGTAGTAGGTGGTATTGCCGTTACCTATGGCAGCGAAAGACTGATACCCAAGAACTGCGCCACCAAGCGTCAAAGTCCCCGTACCTACCGTTGTAGATATTTCTTGAACTCTATCTTTAACTATAAGCGCCATTTTTATCCCAGCGTGTTTATTACTTGCCACGAGGCTGTCTGTTCATCGTATACAACAGTCCAGCCGGGCGGTACATCAGTATTTAGTGCAGACCAGCTAATTGCTTGGGCGTTATCAACAGCCCCCCATTCTGGTGTCTGGTTTGTCCCGATTACTCCCCAACTAACCGTCTGCGCATCATCAATGAGTTCCCAAAGAAACCGTGCAACTATCTGATCCGCTGCTACCGCGCCTTCGGTGATGGTAGCAATAAACACCGCAGAGGCCAATATTGACGCAAGAGCTTCAGCACCCTCGCTTATCGCCGCGTTAAACGTAGAAGGCGCTACCAATACGCTGTCAGAACCAACACTGCTTTCTGCCAGAGAAACAGACATAGATGCTGTTGCGCTAACAGAATCAAGCCCTGTAATAGTCTCTGACAAAGCCGCGTTCAAGATACCATTGGCAAACGTCGTATCTAACGCGTTGCATAGCTCTTCTATGACTGCTGCGTAAACAAGACCGCCAACTACAACGTCGGCTGCAACCGCTGACTCGGAAATAGCAACTGCAAAATCTACGACCGCAGCGACTATTTCACTCGTAGTAGCGGCTTCTAGCACCGCAGTTTCAAACACCACTAAGGCACTTATAGCGTCACTACCGCTAACGGACTCTGCTATAGCCGCAGCAACAATAACCAACGCTGAAACGGTATCAGAAGCCACCGCATTTTCGGCAACCGCTGCACTAAAACTTGATGCTACTACCAATACACTATCTGACCCAACTGCGTTCTCACTAATCACGGGCGTAAACGTAGCCTGCGCTGCTGTTGTTTCTGATGCAGTTGCAGACTCTGCTACGGCGCTATCAAATACTACAGCCTCTACCCCAACGGCAGCGAAAGGCGCGGCTGCAAATGGAGAGCTAGAAAACACGGGTTACGCTGCGTCGAGACTGAAAGTGTAGGTCACATTAAGCGTGTCGCCCGCCACTACAACACGGTCTCCGGGGGACTGAAAATCTGACTCAGAGAATAATATGCCCGATGGACCACTGGCTACCGTGCAGAGAAACGCACCTGCAACTGTTCCGCCACCCCCAGAAATAGCGAATGACGCAGGGGTAGCTGAGTTGCTAATGCTAGACGGATCACCTAAAGACCCTGTCCCAAACGTCACTGCCGGACGAGAACCACCTCCATAGTTTGTAAACTCAGTCCATGATTTAGATGACAACGTATCTGTCGTACTAAATGATGTCCCCGAACCGGGGCCAGTGATTAGGCCAAGGTACCAAGTAGGTTTTGAGGTTGCGCCCAGATATACATTATTCATGTTCTGCAAACCTTCTTGAACTACAATGTTGTGCTTAGTGGTTTCCCACTTAAGGTTGCCGTCTTTGTCTAAGCACTGCACATGAAACACACCGCCCGCCTGCATACCTGCTGAAACACCTGTACGTGCAGTAAGTGCCGAGCTTACGTTGTCTGTTCCTGCGGACTTTGCGATAAGCATAATAACCTCTTAAGGTAAACGAATTAGTGCCGTCGTTGCCGTGTTTGCTGGCATCGTGACGGTGTTGTTTGTGCTGCTAAAAGTTTTGTCTGAACCAAAGTCCAGTACAGCCACTGATTTACCGCCTTGGCTGGTGTTGTATATCAAAGCACCGCGAGCAATAAAGTTAGCTCCGGGCCAAGACACATTGTCGAAGTTAACGTACACCGTACCCGCATTCGGGCCAGTCGTCTGTGTGCTCAGTACTGCACCTGTTACCTCAACCCCGCCCGGTGGGTAGGTTGCGTCTACTACTTCGTTTACAGCGGTGTATTCCGTGGTCAACTGCCCAATATCTGAGAACGCTGTGTACAACGCCATGTAGAGCGTATCGTTGACAATGTCCTGCCCGCCTTGAAGCATCTCTTGCTTAAAGCTGTTTGTGAGTCCTTGTTGGATAGGCATTACGGATTCACCTTAATCTTAGCCTGACCATCACGGTAAGCATCACCGCGCTCAAGACCTGTGCCCAGACGATTCAACTGACCCAAGGCTTCCTGATACTTCTTCTCGTACTGCGCGGTCAAATCAACCTCACCCTTCAGGAATGTATACGCTTCTACCAGCGTGCCGTACAGCAGGACAGGAGAGTAGTTATCTCCAAGCCACGATGTACCCGCAGTTGTAATTGATTCGGGGTACGCGTAATAATGAAGCTCTACGCTGTATAAGGCATCGGGTGTAGGGCCGAGGATGAAGCTTAGCTCATTAGTCACAGTACCTGACGCAACGGTGGGGCCAAATAGTGAGTAGTACTGCGGCAGTCCCGTGCTTGTTGGGTTAGGGTACGCAGCGCGGATAAAGTTCACGTCCTTGTTCAACAGATACGTATAGTTTTCTGTGGCTGTACCAACGTTCTCAATAACGGCCATCGAAAACACCGACATAAAATCTGGGGGGCAGGACAAATACTTATTGTTCGCTGAAGTAACACCCGTGACGTTTTTACGCAGCGGTGGAATTTGCACCGTGTTATAGATGCGCTCTTCAGCTTGCGTAATAAACGTATTGATCTGTTCAGTACCGTCAGACGTAGTTACGCCTGTCCCTGCTACGTTTGTCCACGTATTTGACGGGAAATCGTTTTGCAGGTAGTTCTTAACGGTAATGAACAGTTCGTCGTATGTCATGATTAACCCATCGGACCACGGCACATAGTGCCTTTAGTAGCAGCGCCAGCGCCACGCATCTTGATACCCGTGGTCTTGGTTTCCTTGTAGTTGCCCTTGGAAAGACCCGCAACGGATGGGTTCATCTCGTTAATTACCTTGGCACCCGCTGTGTATGGCAGGTCGCCTTTAACTTTTTTGCCGTCCATGGTGTGTGGCTCCGCGTAAGTAGCAGCTTGACCAACTTCTTTGCCGCCCTGCTTTTGTGAATATTTAGCCATGATTAGCCCGATTTCTGGTTTGCAGCACGAGCCAGATTGCGACCCATAGCCTTCATCTGTTCAGAAGTCACGCCGCCCTTGGCCATCTTCTTGGCACCGTGCATACGCTGCTCATGGCCCTTGACTGCTTTCTTAGCAATCTTCTCCATAAACGGTTTGTCCTTCTTGATGTCTTCGTGTTTCATATCAACTCCTAAGTAATTGTCACGCTGCCCACTACACTGATAGGGGCTAAAGCGTTTGGCGTTAGACTCGCGTCGTTTGCACTTGCCCCACCCACCGGAGCCCAGCCCCACTGGAACACTCGGCTACCACCAGAAGGGTCGCCAAAGTCGGTATTCAACGTCAACTGCAGCCCCGTGTAGCCCGCCTGCCTGTAGCTATTATCTGGCCGTGGTTCCCGCACTGCTTGTGGATCATCCACTGGGTACATGCCTAATTGTAACTGCGGCTGATCGGGTTCCCAGCACGTCGGGCACACCTTAATCGTAACCTGCTTTGTCTTAATAATGAGCTTTTTTAGGTATTTCAGCTTATACCGAAACCCGCATCGATCACATTCCGAGATCGAATTTTTAGCTGAACTGAACCGATTACCCATCGTTAAGCTATAAAGAACTCACGTGGAACCAAGCGATCCGCAGCCTTCTCGCGGTCTTCCGATGCAGCCAACTCCCACGCCTCGTCATACATCATCTTCAGCGCCATTACACGATCCGGCGATACCTCGGGCTTCTTCACAGCCAACATGTACGCAAGTCCCGCCACCATGCAGTTCTGGAAGCGGAACGGAATATCGATAATGTTTGTACCGGTACCGGCGTCATAGATGCGCTTCAGTCTCCAGTAATAGAACACGTAATATGGCTGCAAGGTAGTGCCTTGATCGGGCGCGGGCCAGACATTGATCTGAGGGTGCTTCGCAGCAGCAGGTAAATTTGAACCCACGTTTTGCCCCGACTGGCGGTCAATCCAAACCTGAATCGGACGACCCTGAGCCAGCTTATTGGGGATAGTCGAATAGGTGGAGACGCTGATACGGGTGATGTTCAGATCAGTCTGGTTAGGACCCTGTCCGGAATCAGTGCGAATAACATGTTCCAGAAGATCAACGGTATCGTCAGGTAGATTATAGGTCGTCTCTCCCTGTACCAAATTGATGGAGCCCTGCTCGATAGTCCACAGGTTAATGCCCCGGTTCGCCCACTCCCCCATCAGGAAGTTCAGGCTGCGCCGCGCCGTACGGAAGTCATAGCCCGTGCGAAGCTCCAAGCCACAACGCTCAAACGCCTCTTCGAATATCTCGTTGAGGTCGGGGTTAAACGCAGTTGTGTTGGTTGAATAGGCCATTATCTGTACCCTGCTGTTTTCTTGGCTATGCCCTTGGGTTGTGCAACAAACTGCTTACCTTTTGCTTTCCCTGCCCGCTTTGCCTTTGTCGTGGCTGCATACTCTGCGGGACTTAACGCCTTAATTGCCTTCTCCGGGAGATAACGCTCACCGGTTTTACTGGAAGGTTTACCGGACTTAGTCCGCCATTTCTGGTCTCCCCAGTCTTTCAAGCTTTTCTGCGGTGCTTTCACTTCATCATACCCCGCGTCTTACCGCGTTGGGCAATACCGTCTGCACGGGAGGAGGCTGTACCGCCTTTTTTGTACAGTTTAGGCTTTCTTCCTTTTAGACCTTCTAAGTCAGGCATCATTCCGCCACCACCGCCAGCGCCAAGCTTCATACGTAATACTTTTTGCTCTCGGGGGCTTAACCCACTTATGAGGTCTTTAGCCGCACGTTTTTTGCTCGTGTAATCGGCTTCGGCAGAAGGTGCGGTTTGTGTCGGCATTTTCTCCACGCGCTCGGCACGTTTAGTTATGTCGGTGTCACGAGCATAGTCAGGATCACTAGCTAAAATCCTTTGTATCTCTCGCTCCCTAGCCGTATCAGTCACGATAGCCCCCACCTGCTGCCTTGTACTTCTTAGCCACAAGCTGTGCCTTGCGGGCTGACCACTGACCTGCGCCTGTGCCATGGGTGGCTGCGGACTTCACTTGGCTTACGATCTTCTTGCGAAGTTCTGGCTTGGTGTAATTACCAGCAGCATTGACCTTCCCACCTTCTTTATACTGCGTAAAGTCGGTGTCATCCCGACGAGCCTTCTTCTTGGCTTTCGGCATCTTGGAAGGGTTAATGTCACCCATGCCACGCGAGGCCATCATCTTAGCAAGCTCCGCCGCGCTTCATACCTTTGTTGCCAGCCATGACGATCTGCTTGCCTTTGGTTTTGCCCTTCATGGCAACGCCATCTTTGCTAGGGGCAGCAGTCTTCACAGCGCCCATCTTTGATGCAGCCATGCCACCACCAGCCATTTTCTTTGCTGGAGCTTTTTTCTTCATCATTGCCATCATGCCGGGGTTCATTTTCGATGCCATACCGCCTCCTGATTTAGTGAACTCTTTACCCACACTCGTCGGTACGCCGACCTTTTTTGCAAACTTTGGATTGTTCGCCACAGCTTGCATGAACTTTTCCTGCTTTGCTGACTTGGCTGGCATTACACCATCCTGCCCTTCGTCTTACCACGCTGAGCACAGCCATCACCACGACGGGAAGCAGTCATACCACCGTTTTTCTTACCAGTGACGGTCTTTACTACTTTATTTATCTTAGCAGGTATGGAGTCAGGGTTTTTCTTATCCTGCTCGTCCATGCGCTTTTGGGCCTCAGCGTTCTGCTCGGGAGTACCCATTACCTTTTCGTACATCCGGCGGGGGAGTGATTTTTCGTCAGTTGTTCCGCCACTAGCGTACTTTTTAACTTTACCGCCTTTAGCGTAATTACGATCCCGATAATCTGGAGACATGGGTATTGCTAGTTTTGTACCCGTTGTCGTAGGCATTGTTTTACTGACGCGTTTGTCCTCTTTCTCTTTTGCATCGTCTTTGGGCGGTCCCATATACGGCAATTGAATAACTTTGGGTTTGTCTTTATCAGCCATGATTAAGCCCTCGTTTTGCCACGCTGAGCGATACCGTCAGCACGGGATGAAGCAGAACGCATAGAAGGCTTGGCAGTTTTAACCGAACCCATCTTGGACGCCATTACCGAGCCACCATTAGCGTACTTCTTGACCATGCCACCTTTTTTGATGCCATAGCCCTGCTTTGCGGCTTTTGCTTCCTGACGGCGGCGCTCTACTTCTCGTGCACCTGCTGCCATCTTTTCTTTGTCAGAACGAACGGTGCTTTTACCAGCGTTATCAAGTGTGCCTTGAACAGCAGACTGAATGCGCTTGAAACCCGCAGATGTTGGTTCTTTCTTGTTCGGGTCACCTGCTGTAGTAACTCGTCTTTGCAAAAGCTTTCTCCGCTCTGCTTCTTTAACAGCAGGGAGGTTGGCTGGATAAGGCTTAAGCGTACCTTCACCTTCTACTTTAGATTCACCGCCCTTTAATGCGGGTACGCGTGGTGCTCCTTTATCCGAGCCCGCCATACCTTGACCTGTATACGCAGGGGCTTTATCCGCGCCAGCTTTTTTATCGTCGTCTTTTTTGACTACGTTTTTGATTACAGGTTTCTTTTTAACTACGGGAGCATTGCCGCCACCTCCGCCGCTAGTTATCCGGCGATGAGTTTCAACCGCCGAATCCATTCTGTCTTTTTCTTTAGCACGGTCTTCCTCAAAAATTACACCGGGTGGAGGCCTAACAAATGGTTTGTTGTCCGACGTTGTATCCGACGTTGTATCTGCCTTATTCTTTAGACGATCCATTACGCTAGGAGCATTAGGGTCTTTCGACATACCACCAGACTCAGCACCAGTCGCATCTTTTTTCTTACGCGACAACAGATAAGCCAGTGTGCCCAGACCAGCCAAAGCACCGACGGTGCCGCCGACATCGAAGCGTTTAGTGCGTGCAGAACCTTTAGTTGGCTTAGCTTTGCTCTTCATTCTTTTCTCCCTTAATACGGTTGGTCAGGCCACGAACCGTATCGGATTCCCAGATACGAATACTGAACCAGACAATAGACACGAGTGAAAACACAGTAGGCAACCATGAAAGTAGGACGCCCAACCCCGCAAGGATAGAGATGTTGTCCATAAAATCTGGTTCGATGTGATCTTTTAACATTTCCAAGCCCTCAAACTTTTATTTATCCGACTGTTCGGGTCTTTCGCGGTTTTGGCAGAAGTGAGCTTCTTTTTCATCCCTTCCATTCTGGAACAGAACGATTTTTTCCTTGCGCCGCCTTCCGGCTGGGGGGCTTTCAACCCCGGCTTCCCCGGATTCGCTGCGTTGTAGGAGGCTCTCCCTTTGGCGTTTAGACCACCCTTGGGATTTTTGCCCTCTTTCCTCTGCCATGCTGGTGATTTAGCCATAATTAAGTATGCCCGGCGTCGTAGCTATTAGCCACTACTAACAAAATAAACAGCGAAGAAACAGCATTGTTATTGGAACTACCAATCGCTGTCGCCTCAAGTGTGGTCTTTTCTGGAACCGCCAACGGGTACTCGAACACATAGTTCGCTACACCATTGTTAATACTTGTAACTGCGGCAGTACGACGAATATTGTCAGTACCTCTGGTCAATAATCTACCCTGAACTTGGTTGGAACCACCAGCCTGCCCCGAAGAAAACAAACCCTGCGAGACATACGCGGTGTAACCAGCAGGAACCGTCCAACTACCCGTGATCGTGGTGTTGTAGTCAAACTTGATAATATCGTAGGTAGTTGCAGGAACACCAGCCGTCACAGTACCCGTGCCGATGTAAATGTCACCAGCAGCAGAATTTCCAGAACCCGCCGTCAATACATACGCATAGTTGATACGAATCAGGAACGCGGTCATCGTCACAGCCGTCTGACCATTCATCGTAACGGTTTCTGAGACCTCGTTGTAGTTAGCGTCCAAACCCTGCACAACAATCGTTCGAGCGCCAGTACCGTTACTTGTATCGTTTGCGTTGGTTGAACTGACAGTCATCTGAAGCGGAGCCGCTGGGAAAGTGATCAAGCTAGGCAAAGGCCAGACGGTTACTTGCGCTGTGTCTACATCAGCATTAAAACCAAACACCGTCACATTGCGGTGAAAGGCAATTTGCCCACGCGAGACTTGCAACTCAAACGGCTCGTACAAGCCCCGCTGAGTTACGGAAGAAACTTTTCCGTAATTAGCCATAGAACACCACAATAGTCGCGCTAGACAGCGTGGCGTGTACATCAGTGTTGAACTTGATGCCTTCGCCGGGGAACAGAATATGCTCTGATCCCGCCGCTGCCGGTGCAGTGAATGAAAACCGCGTAGTCCCGCTTGCGCCGCCGTCTTTCAGGACAACCGTACCGCCAGAGGCGTAGCTGACAGTCACCGCTTTTACACGGGTCGTGTCGGCATACGCCGTATTGGTCGAGGTTACCTGCGCCGACTTAACGTCTGTCTGCATCATGATGATGCTCCTCTATTAGACGTTCTGCTGACCAACCAGCGGATCGGTGACGAAGTAAGTGATGTAACCAGCGACAGGGTTGTTACCCGAAGTGTCGATACGCGAAGTCACATACGACAGTTCGCTAATTGCAGTCAGGGTCAGACCCGATGTAACCAAGCCAGCCGTAGCCACAGACAGGTTGTTAGCAATAGCGGCAGGGGTAGCAGTACCAGACGACACGCCAGTGGTACCGATGTCAACCGAACCAGCGCCAGCAGTAGTGATGTTTACCGAAAGGACAACAGCACCAGCGGGGAGAATAAGGTTAGGAGCGCCCGAAGCCGAAGAAATTTTGACGTTAGCGGCTTCAGATGCGTCAGGGATGTAGAACTGCGCAGCCATTACGCCGGAGCCACAGTATGCGGTGCGAGTCTGATCGCCGCCGCCCGAACGCCAAATACTTTGGGTGGTAGAAAGTGCCATTTGAGTTGTCCTCACATGCGAGTTAAGCGCAAACGATCTGCATGTCGTTAGGCGGGGGGCCTATTCGTAAGCGCCGGGAAATCCCCCGGAATTCATTACTTTATATACCAAAAAAGGGGGGCGGTAAAGCCCCCCTCTCTCTCTTACGCGCCTTGCGAGCCGTACATGCCCAGCGGGTCAGACCAGCCGAACGAGTAACGCTCACGAGCCTTGTAACGAACGTTGCCAGTATCGAAATCACCGTCCATGGACGTAGACATCGGGGTACGAACAAAGTGCTTCATGCCGTTTGGAACGTCAGTGGTCAGGAACCATGCGTTTGTGTCGGTCAGGAAGTGGTTGATCGTATAGCCTTCTGGGATCGAGCCGTTGTTTTTCAGGGCGTTGATGTCGTTGTCGTTGGTACCAACACGGAGGCTGGTTTCGAGCAGACGAGTAGCAACGAACTGCAGGGCAGGTGGAACGATCAGCTTTTTAGGCTTAGCAGCAATCAGCAGGCTACGTTCGTCAGTCCACGCAGCGATTTGAATCACAGCGTTTTCCAGCGAAGTTTCATTCAAGTCAGCCGGAGTTGACGGAATGTTGCTGTTGGTGCCACCAGAAACCAGAGGGTGCGCAGACGAGAACAGAGCCACGTTGTCACCACCGGGGTAGGACGACGAGAAGCCGTTGTTCAGGACGTTAGCAGCCTTGACTTGCTTGGTGTAAGCCATAGCACGAGCCAGAGCTTTGGTATAACGAGCCGACAGGCTGTCATACAGGTTGTCTTCGATGGCCTCTTCGGTCAGCGAGAAACCCAGAGCAATGGTTTCGTGGTTGTATCGAGCGGTCCAAGCTTCCTGCGCGTTGTCATAAGCAATCGCAGAGCCTTCGTTCTTGACTGGAGCAGCCGAGAAACCCGACAGTTTTGTTTCTTCTTCGAAGGAACGCTCGGAAGTCTCAGATTCGTAGATTTCCTTGTGCTCTTCGCCGTAACGAGCATACTCCAGACCGAACAGGGCGTTCAAGCCGGGGAGAAGCTCTTTCAGTAGTTGTGCGCGTGAAATAGCCATGATTTAGCTCCCTTATACGCCTGTGGCATTGTCATACGAGTGGTAGCCGAAGTTGAACTTAACGATCACTTCAACAAAACCAGTCGAGGTTGCGGTGTCTGGCACCATGTCAATTACACGCATTGGCAGCGACGTAGTAACGCCGTTTGCATAAATACCAATACGCGAATCACCTGTAGTGGTCGAGCCGGTGTTCAACACCAGAACCACGTTGTTGCCCAGAGTGGACTGTGACAGAGGCACAGGAACCAGACCGGTGCCGTCAGCAGTATCGCCAACCGATACGACCTTATAAAGCTGGTCAGGATCGTCTGCAATGTATGCTTTAGCATCAGTCACACCTGAAGCAAAGCCGGGCCAGTACTGGGAGAAAGTCAGTTGCTTAGTCACCGGATTGGTGTAAGTGCAACCGAGGAAAACACCAACAACGCCCGCAACGGGAGAAGTATCAGTGTCCAGAGTCGAGATGATGACGGTACCGCTTGATGCCAATTGGACTACATCGCCGTTAAAAATAGCGGTGTTGTAGTTGACCAAAGAGGTCGCAATAGGCAGTTGGCGAGTTGCACCGGCAAACACCTGACCACCGATCAGATTGATCGGCTTTAGCCCGTAGGGCTTGTCAATCGTAGGATAAGCCATGATTAAACTCCATAAATTATTTACCAGAGCCAAAGGTCGTTGATGACTTCTTCTCGTTAAAGAGAGGCATACGCGGATCACTCTGGCGCATCAGGTTGTTGTCTACAGCATTCATCTGGTCGTTAGCTTGTTTTGCGTAATAAGCATTACGCTGTTTAACAAACTCTTCCGGAGTCTTGCACAACATCAACCCACCAATTACAACCACATCTTTCGAATTTGTATCGTCGGTGATGTGGTAATGCAGCTCAGGATGCTCGGAAGCCTTGACGGGTTCCCAGCCTTCACGTCGCTTTGCGGAGATATTCAACGGGTCTGCAGTGTTCAAAGTGGACACTCGTACCCAGCGAAACGCATAGCCCGGCTCAGGATTCGGCGTCGGTAACAACT